TATCAGCAGCAAATGAACGAGATACTAACCCCGTTTATGACGGCACCAGGTGGTATAAACTACTTCGTCGCTCAAAAAGACGGGCACAGATTTGAAGTCTTCGTTGATTCAGATTATTCAATAGAAAGCAACGGTTCCTCCCTCGGAGAAGATGAGCGAGGATACAAATCAGAAGTATCATTCAGAGTCATCGGATATGTAATGGGAGCAGACAAAAACGCCGAGCAACCAAAGATAGTTCGCAGAGAGAACGCAGTAGAAATAAAGATGCCGAGAGAAAGAGTTATATTCGGAGACATAAATGAGAATATACACCTCAGTGGTAATGTTCCGTTTTATAGAGAGTAGTCTCTATTTATTTATGCGTTTAGCTTTTTCATCAACTATTTACTTACGATAATACGAATATAAATACTTATTTCGAAGATTATGTTATAATGCTGCAAGGAGATAACACATAATGCCAGTTAAATCATTCAAATTCATTTCACCAGGTATCTTCATAAACGAGATTGATAACTCTCAGTTGCCAAAAATCGGAGCGGAGATGGGTCCAGTCGTTATTGGACAAACCGCAAGAGGCCCAGCAATGCGCCCCGTGAAAGTAAGCTCATTCTCAGAGTTCGTCGAGGTTTTCGGAAACCCAAGCCCAGGCGCTACAGGCGTTGACGTATGGAGAGACGGTAACCAAGGCGCACCAACTTACGCATCTTATGCCGCACAAGCATACCTTCGTAACTCAAATGCACTAACTGTCGTAAGACTCCTCGGAGCAGAACACGCTCAAGCTACCGATGCTGGCAAAGCTGGTTGGAAAACTGACAACGAGAACGATTCTTCTGCCGCTTCCAACGGCGGAGCATACGGACTCTTCGTATTCGAATCGGGTTCAGCCGTAACATCAGTAGACGGCGCTTTAGCCGCTACGTGGTATCTCACAGAAGGTTCTATCGAACTAAGTGGTTCTCTACGAGCAGGCGGTTCAGCAACCACAGGCTCTGCTGGACTCATAGACGACAATGACGGCGAATATAAGGCAATCATTAAGAACAGTTCAGGCGTGAAAGTTAGAGAAGCATCTTTCAACTTCACTCCATCTTCTGCAAAATACATCAGAAAGGTGTTCAACGTAGATCCAACATTGACTGATGCTGTTACAACTCCAACTGCAAATCAAGAGATATACTGGCTAGGCGCAACATATGAACGCCACCTCGCAGACACAGTTTCCAGTATGAGCACTTCTGTTGCTACCATTATGGGACTAGACAAGGGTGCTGCTTCTGCCGCCGACTTCGAACAAGGATTCCAAGCTGCTCAAACGCCTTGGTTTATCGGACAGAACAAGGGCGCAACATCTCTATACAATGCCGAAAATATGAAGAAACTCTTCAAGTTCCATACATTGGACGCTGGAGAGCAAGAGATGAAGAGTTTGAAGATATCAATAACTGATATCAAGTCTCCAAGATCAGACGGCGAATGGGCAACATTTAGTGTCCAAATCCGCTCTGCAAACGATAGCGATAGTTCTCCCATAGTTATTGAGCAGTATAGCGCAGTGAACTTGAACGAGAATTCTCCAAAATACATCGGAAGAGTTATTGGAGATCAATACGTTGAATGGAGCGATGTGACTAACTCTCACACCGTAAAGGGTGACTACCTAAACGCATCAAAGTTTGTCAGAATAGAAATGGGTTCACAACTCGTATCTGACGACATGCCTTTCGGTTCATACGGTCCAGTTCGCATGAGCGGATGGACTTCAAGTGGTTCTGCTCCATCAGATGTCGCATCCAGATGGGTTAGAGGATCAGGAAGTATTCCACATCCAGTCGGTGCCGAATGGCTCGCAACTGGTTCTGTTGACTTTACAGGTTCAGTAAGTTATCCATCAATCCCTCTAAGGCTTAGTGCTTCAGACGGAGGCATTCCAGATCAGAAAAACGCATACTTTGGTATTGACACATCTCAAGCAGGAAGCAATAACTATAACGAAGGTTACGGCGACTTGCTCAAGCTCTTGCCAAATCACTCGTTCACAACAGGCTCAGGAACAGAATATTCTTACATGTTCTCTCTCGATGACGTCCGCTCAGGAAGCATGAACGGTTCGGCATACTGGGAGTCTGGCTCATGCTTGGCAGGAGCTTCCCTCACATCAGGTTCTTCCGCTGGCGTATTGGACGCAGGCTACAACCGATTCACCGTTCCTCTTTACGGAGGCTACGACGGAATCGACGTAACAGTCAGAAGTCCATTCGCCACACCATCGCTTACTGACTCAGACGGGTATGAATATTACAGCGTTCAAAGAGCTATAAACACAGTAAGTGATCCAGAGGTTGTAGAATATAACCTAATGGCAGCACCAGGTGTTATGAACGAAGCATTGACTTCACACATGGTAAATACATGTGAAGCAAGAGGAGACGCTCTTGCAATCATCGACTTGAGTTCTGGATATCAAACTGCACAGGAGACGACATCTCCAAGTAATGGTTCTGTGTCCCTTGCACTGTCAAACATGAAAGCCAGAGCAATGAATTCCTCTTATGGTTGCGCATACTATCCTTGGGTTCAAATCAAAGATACTGTAAATGACGCTATACTTTGGGCACCGCCTTCAATCGTTGCTCTTGGAACATTCTCAAGTTCACAGCGCAAAAGTGAACTATGGTTTGCTCCCGCTGGATTCACCCGAGGTGGATTGACAGAAGGTTCAGCAGGCGTTCCAGTTATTCAGACTCGCGAGAGATTGACTTCTAGAAACAGAGACGACTTATATGAAGCAAACATCAACCCGATTGCTTCATTCCCATCAGAGGGAATCGTAATCTTCGGACAGAAGACGCTTCAAGTGACTCCTTCCGCTCTCGACAGAATCAACGTTCGCCGTCTAATGATTTACGTGAAGAAAGAAATCTCTCGTATGGCAGCAACTGTCCTCTTCGATCAAAACGTTCCAGCAACTTGGAACCGCTTTATGTCAGCCGCAGAGCCATTCTTAAGAAGTGTTCAAGCAAGACTTGGACTATCAGACTTCAAGATAATTCTTGACGAAAGCACAACAACCGCAGACTTGGTTGATAGAAATGTCATGTATGCCAAGATATTCCTCAAGCCAGCACGCTCAATTGAGTTCATCGCTCTTGACTTTGTTATTACAAACTCAGGCGCAGGATTCGAGGACTAAACTAAACTAATGACTATTTATATCAATAGGAGAAACAAATAATGTCAAACTTCTGGACTTCACCCACATTCGAACCAAAAAGAGCCTTTAGGTTCCTCGTTGAGTTCACACCTGGCGACGGAGCAGAGAGCCTACAGTTTCTTGCGAAATCAGTAAGCCGTCCATCATATACTGTGAGTTCAAATCCTCACAAGTTCTTCAACCATACTTTCCATTATCCAGGTCGTGTAGAGTGGGGCACTGTTACATTGACTTTAGTTGACGCTCTTGAGCCAAACGCTTCAGACATATTTATGAAATATCTTGGAAGCATTGGATATGTAAACCCATCAGAAGGTTCCTCACAACCTACTGTCTCTCAACCAATCATCGGCAAGACAATTACTAAAAGTTCTGCCACTAGCGCCACAGGCGACATTCTCATAAAAGAGATGGGTGAGGGAGCCAATGGCGTTGCAAAGATAGATGGCACTTGGAAACTCCAGAACGCTTTCATCACTGAGGTAAACTTCGGAGAACACTCATACGACAGTGAAGATATGATAGACATCCAGTTGACTATTCAGTACGATTGGGCAACATACAGCTAACGTAAAATAACAAATAACGCTTGAAACATTCATTCAAGCATGTTATACTATAAAGACATAATACAAACAAATACATTAGAGGTGTAAATGTCGAGAAATAAAGGACGCACGAAGGCAACTTCCCCTGCACCAGCACAAGCAGTCAAAGCTGCTCCAACTCAAACTACAGGGTTGTCATATGTGACGCCCACAGAGTTCGTAGAACTTCCTTCCCGAGGACAGTTCTATTCAGCGGATCACCCGCTACATAACCAAGAGACTGTTGAACTCCGCTTTATGACAGCCAAAGACGAGGACATCTTAACCTCTCAGGCGCTACTCAAGAACGGACTTGCAATAGACAGGCTCGTATCCAACCTTATCGTCGATAAGAACATCAATCCAGACGACTTGCTAATCGGAGACAAAAACGCTCTCTTACTTGCTGCAAGAGTATCAGGCTATGGTGCAGACTACACGATACAAGTATCTTGTCCTTCATGTGGCACCTCACAGCAGCACACCTTCGACTTGACTGCGTTCGAAAATAACGAGGGCATTCAGCCTGATGAAAATAGTGACAGCGGTGTAGCGGCAACTGACAACGGAACTTTCACATCAGTTCTACCTCGATCAGGATACACTGCCGAGTTCCGACTCTACACCGCTCAGGACGAGAAGAACAACATCCAGACTTCCACTAAGAAGGCAAAGCATAATCTCGCCGACTCCGCATCAACAGATTTATTGAAAGTCTTAATTGTGTCAGTGAACGGAATTTCTGATAGAATGGAAGTAAACAATTTCATTGACAATATGCCAGCGCAAGACGCAAGGCACCTTAGAGCGTGCGTTCAAGTAGTTACGCCGAATGTTGACATGACTCAATCTTGCGAATGCGAATCTTGCGGCACCGTCGCTAACATGGAGGTGCCGTTTACTGCGGAGTTTTTTTGGCCTAAACAGTGAGTATATGGAGAGCGTTTACGAACAGTTCTTCTATCTAAAGCATCACGGAGGCTGGAGCTTCATTGAGGCATACAATCTCCCAGTTCAACTAAGGAACTGGTTTGTCCGACGCCTATCAAAGCAGTTCGAGGACGAGAACGAAGCAGTTAAGAAAGCACAAAAGAAGAAATGATAACAGAGAGCGGGCATTATTGCCCGTTTTCTTTTTGTAAGAGACTATTTATAAAGCAACGACTTTATGCGGAGGGCATAGA